TAAAAGTATAATTAAAATCTATAGTAAATCTTCCATTACTACCTACACCCTTAGGGGAAATATTAATACCATTTGCTGAAGGTGTATTATTAGTTAATGTTCCACCCCAAAATGAATCTTGGAATAAAACTCTATAAGTAGATGCAATATCTAGAAAACCAATACCAGTATTAAGTACTCTAAAATACCCTACAGGTACATTTAAATTATTTACAGAACCACCTGCTCCACCACTAAATGTATATAATGGGTTAGATTCAAAATCAGTTGTTGCTTCATAATATCTAGCACCATCAATTATAGAAGGAGTAGAACCAACTGAACCTGTAATGGTTAAATCTTTCCTTGTTTCTTTTACCTGTTGATATGAAGGGCCAGATGTAGAACCTGTGGTATGTGATATAGCTAAGGTTGTAGTAGGTGTTGGTTGTGGTGTTGGATATTTTTGTCTCTCTAAAATATGTTGTTTAACTACAATACCAGAAGCAAGACCAGTTCTTGAAGGAACAAAATCTTTAACCATCTTAAATAACGAGTTATCAAAGAATTTGATTAATCTAATGTAATCGTAGACATCATAACTTGATGTATATTTGTCAAAGTATTCTTTAGATAAACCTACTAGTGAAGGATAAGTATCAGCACTTGAAGATACTAATCTTGGATCACCTATATAATCACCAATATTAAAATGACCGATTTGAGATATAATATCGTCATTAATTTGGTTTTGTGGTGAAAATGCTACCTCTAATAGATTAAGGTTATTAGTATAATCATCAGTAGTATAAGATTTTTGTTGGATAGATTTTTGGTTAGATAAAGTATCACCAGAAGGTAAAACTAAATCTTGACGTTTAATTTTATCAGTATTTCTATTTTTAATACCTACAGCAGGTGAATCATAGAATACCCATTCTTTATTTTCTTTAAAAGTACTATTATCTATATAGAAATCAGAATTACTACTAAAAGATTGAGTAACAGAAGAACCTGTAATTTTAGGGTGGATTGATTCGGACCCAGTATATAAATCACCTCCTAGAGAGGCTCTAAAGATTAATTGAGAAGGTGAACCATTAACACCATTACCTTCAGTAGATTGAGGGTTCATAGTGTAATCTCTAAATACACTAGAAGATAAAGGTTGGTTAAAATATCTTATTTCTTGATATGAACCACTAAATGGTACATAATTTCCTACAGCACCTCCATCTTCACTTGGGAAGAATGAAGTTGTCCCTCCTATATAAGCCGTTTCACTGGCACCCTCAAAACTTTCACTAGCGATAAATCCTATTTGGGAACCATCACTACCAGAATATATTTTATTAGCACTAACTAATTCCCAACTACTTCTTGTTGTTCTATTAATTTGAACAGACCACCAATCGTTATTATAAAATGGTAATTTAATAGAAGCAGATGTAGTAAAATTATCTACTGTAAATTTAAGATCAGCATATTGATATTCTGAATCTATAATAGAACCACTGTAAGAGCCTGATGTTATAGGGAGATCCGTATCGTATTCTAATACTAATTTAACTTGAGAGCCATTACCTATGCTCCATAAAGATTGAGAAGTAGGAGCATTAACAGCAGTACCTGCTTTAAATCTTAATTGAACTGCTTCAGGTACGTTATCTTCGGAACCCCATAAAGTATTAGTACTCCAAGAAGATGAAATAAAGTTTGAACCTGTAATTTCACATGAATGGTTATATTGATGTTTCCAAAGATCCCAATCGTTTACATTGTTTTTATCTTTACCTCCAAATTCACTAATACGTAAAATAGTATCAGGAATACCATATATATTTATTAAAGTACGCAGACCTTCAACAGTACCTTTTGATTTCAATAGGTATGGCAAGTTATGATAGATACGCTTGTAAATGCGCTTATTTATGTCGTCTAATGGTATAGCCTTATCGCTTGAGGATATGAAATTTGAAATATATTCATACCCACTAGGAGTTGGAAGAGACCCAGTCATATAAGGAAATGGGAATAAACTACCAGAGTCTGTAAATCCTAAAAATGCTGAGTATAGGTCAGTTGAGCTAAAGTTGTTTTGGTATAACTTAACACCCATATCTCTCAATACTTGAGCTACTAAGTCTTTAGAAACACCAGCATCAATTCTATTATCAGCATCCCATTTGTTTGTTGTATCTTTTAAATATACCCAAATATCATTATCAACAAAATGACCAATCATATTAAGGAAAGTCATATATTGATCATTAGTCGAATCATCTCTAAGATATTCTGGGATTGAATATTTTAACCAATTTTGATTTTCTCTATCATATTCAGAGCCAGATTCAAACATAGATGAAGACCAATCTGTTGCTGCTGAACTACCTGTAGATGCATTTTGATATGGAGGAGTTGAATTTGTTTTTGGATAAGTTACTGAACTGCTCTCAAAGTATAGATAATATTCATAACTATCAAAGTTTGTAATAGTATTATTAATAATGCCATTTAAAGTTGCTTTAGAAGCTGAGATTGCTGTAGTATCAGTAAAAGTATTTAAAATTGTAAGTTCATTACTTGATGATTCAATTAAAGTAACTTTATCCCAAAAATTTTCTAAACGAGTTTTGGCTGAAGAGAAATTTATAAAATTTGAAAAATCACTATAATCTATATTTATAGAAATACTAGGATCATTAAAATAAGAATTAATTTGGTACTCTGATTGGCTATTAGGAGAATTAAAACTTGTTAAATCTATTTCTTCTGATGGGTTGTTTAGTTCATCTTTAATAGAAAGATTTAAATTAGGTCCCGAAATATAATTTAATTGAGGATTAACTTCTTGAATATCTTCAAATTCTACTCTATAAGCATTTCCTTCTGAGATTTTTTCAACGACCCATAAAGAAGATTTTATTTGAATGTTTGAAGGAAGAGGTTCATATAATTTAATTAATATAGTACCATCATCATCTAACTGGATATTATTAGCAATAAAAAGTAGATTTGAACCTAAATTAATATAAAAATCAGGGAAATTTTCATCAGTTTCTCTATAAGAAATAAATTCATTAGTAGATGAAATAATATCAACCCTATTTATAATATTAGAATCTAACCTAATTTCTGTTCTATTAGAAGAAATTTCTTTTATATAGTAAGTAGACTGAGGAGATGATGATAACCATTTTCTATAAAAATTATAAAGAGTATTTACAATACCCGTATCAATTCCAATATTAAATAAATCAACAATAGGATCTATATATATTTCATTATCTAATAAAAGGTAATCTGAAAAACTAGCATCATTACCTAAGGGAGAAATTTGATTATTATTTAAATCAAAAACAAAATATTCAACATAATCTGTGTTAAGATCAAATTGGTTTGATTCTAGATTTGAGGTAATTAAAGATTCATCTGTAGGTGAATATACCTCAGAGGAAAAATTATTAGGATCTAAAGGTATAATATTATTCGCCATCTGCTATTTCAGCTAATTGTTGTCTTGCTTCTAAAAGTTGCTCTCTTAATGAAGTAATTTCTTCAGTTAAAGCTGTAATTTCTTCATTTATAGGGGAATACCCAATATATTCTGTACTTTGAACTATTAAAGTTTCATGAGAGTTATCCCCTGTTTTTGGAATTTCAAAAAATAAATCATTATAATCTTGAAAAAATTCTTCAACTGTAGGTAAAATAAGTTCATCATCTATTACTACAGGATCAACTAATTGTGTAAAAGATGTATCAATTACTTTTTCATATTGTTCCTTATCGTAAACTTCTTTATTTAAATTTATCTTTGTCTGCATTACCCGTTAATCACTTTAAAGTAATATTCATCATCATAGATTGTTGTACTACCTCCAGCATTTACTTTAAGTAAAATTTGATAATACCTTTCAGGTTCTAAACCATTCATATAAATATCAAAATAACTTGAAGTAGCATCTGCACTGACTTTAGTATAAGTGTCATTAAAGTCTATTACGTATTCATTAGTATCTAAGTCTTTAACAGCATACCAAGCAGATGAAGATGGTAAGTAATGTTGTGTAGTATACAAAGAACCTGTTTCATAAACACGTTTAGGATATTTTTCTCTTACATTTAATCTAAATCTATTTATACTTTCTGAGTAGAATAGTCCTGGGTTCTCTGCTAGAGAAATATAAAGATTTTGTTTATCTAAAATTGTTGTTGTTGATGAACCTGTATCCCATATAGAATCATCCCATTTGAACTCCAATTGTGGTGGGTAAATTGTATTAGTATCAACACTATAATATTGCATTACAGGTTGAACTAATTTACTTGTATTAAATTCTGCACTATTTTCCCATTTAATTAAAAACCCATGATTGGGTATTTCTGATGAAGTCCAAGCACTTACTATATTAGTAACATTAATATCTAAATCTTTTTCACTTCTAGGTTCAAAAGATGCAGTAGTATTTCGAAAATCGTAAGTTGATGAACTTAAATACCAAGAACCACCACCTACAGGAGCATATTGGGCATTATAAGAACTAGTAACATTTCCTATTTCTCCATACCAAGAATCACCATCTTTAAAAAAAGGTGAATTCCAACAAGCTCCATCAACAGTAATGGGGGAGTCTAAATATGTACCTGTTCCTTGATTCCATTCTGAGTTAGGGTTACTAGCATTAGTAGCAATAGGCCAAATTTCTAAAACAGAAGATTCTACAATACCTTGTGCTGTTGCTATATAAGATTTAAGATAAGCATCCCAACTACCTGTTACTTTATTATTAATAACATTTAGAATTTCTAAGTTGTCAAATGCTATTAAAGGTCTAGCTACTTGAGGTAAAGAATTTAAAGCAAAATTTAAATTAGATACTTGATTAATAGGATCAATCCCTGTATTCATATCAGGATAAAATGAATATAGGGTAGTGTCTTTATATGGGAAAATTTTATATACTGCCATTTTATTATAAGTTTACTACTTTACCTTTAATATCTGTATTAGGGAACCTTACCTCAAAAATCATAGGATCTATAGAAGGATAAATTACATCATTTAATGTAGCACCTTCTAAATCATAGGCATATTGAGAATAATTTCCTCCTACTTTATTACTAAAGTTTACATTTTTAACTGTCTGGACACCTTGAATTTTATCTAAAAGTAAGAAAATTTCTTTTTTCTGGATAGGTTCATTAATTTGCCAATTGTTAATATTAAAATAAGATTGTAATTCAATTAAACACTTTCTTAATACATCATTACTATTAAAATTAGGTCTAACTGTTATTTCAAAATTTACTGCAATATTAATATAGAAAGCATTTTTAATATTAATTGAATCTCCAATCATTCTGTAAACAGAAAGGTAAGATTGTAAATTTTGTTTTAATGAAGAGGCAGCATTTGATAAGTTACCATTAACATTTTGACTTAAAATATATAAATCTAAAGTTGAGGGTATTTCTCCAGACTGTACATTTTTTAATTTAGTTTTTTCAATATAAGCTTTAGAAATAACCCCATATTTAGGAGGCATTGAAAGAGCTCTAACTAAATAATCATTAGATGTTACATTTCTTAATTGAGAATTAAATTGAGACATAGAATTTTGTCTAATTTCTTCTGTTGAATCCCCATCACTTCCTCCAGTAGCGGCTGAAGGATTTACTACACTTAAACTATTAAAAATATCATTTGCTGTATTAGATGCTAATCCTGTATTTTGAAAAGTTGTTACACTATTGTTTAATATAGTTAATTGACCAGCATTTACATTTGATGTGGCACCTCCTCCAGTTAAATATCTAACTGTTAAAGTTGTGTTGGAAGGAGCAATACCGTAAGTATTTGTAAATATAAAATTTTGAGGAGAATAAGCCGCCGTTAATTTATTTTTTTCAAATGGTAAACCTAAACCTACATTATTAGGATTTGGGGTTACTTCTTCATCAGCATCATTAGTAGTACCTGAACCAAATTGTAATTGTAGATTGTTTTCAGAAATAATTCTAGAAGTAAATCTACGTTGTACTCTTTTATTTTTTAATAAATAAGGAGTATTATCCGATGAAAAATTAGGATCATTAGTATTTGTATTTGTTATAGAATCAAATACCATTTCTTGACCCAAATGATCTACTTCATACCAAATATTACCATCACTATCTACAATATCTAAAACACCTATAAGATTATTAGCTGTAATTGTACGTGTGGTAAATTCTTGGGGTGTTGTAAAAGAAAATGAAATTGAGTTAATAGTAGCAGAAATTGCTCTTCTACTTTTTTTCAATAAAAATTTTTGTACAGCTCCTCCACTTTGTTCATATATAGAAATAGTAGTAGGATCTGTAGATGAAGAAACACTGAAGTCAATTGGATCTTCTACTAAAAATTTAATATTAGAGTTTGATGTAGAAGTTATTTGAGAATTTTCACCTATTAATAAAGTATAATTATAATCAGGTTCATCTCCTATAGCAGGAATTTGTTGGTAAAAGTCAATTAGGGTTTCAGCAACACCTGTTACTTTAGGTTTATAACCCATCATATAAGCTAAATCAAATAAATTATTAGCTTCTCTGGCATATTGTAAAAATGTTTCTTGGAATTGGTTATCTTGGTAAAAAGATAAAACATCACCTACATAAGATGACATTTCCATAAACATCATACCTGGTGATGATGGGCTGAAATCATTATATGTTGTAGGAAAATAAGTTTTACTAAAATTAATTAAACTTGATCTAAGATTATTAAAATCCCTATTAATGTATTTTATGTCTCTATCTACAGCCATTAGTCAAATGTTATATTTAAGGTATCAGATATACCAGTATTTTGGACTTTATATTTTAAAACGATATCAATTACTTGACTATCTTCACGACTTAAAACATCTAAACTTTCAATTATTACTGTTGGAAAATAAGTATTTAATTGAGATTGAATATCTTCTTTTAAAAATTCAAATGTATTAGTTTCAATTTGTTGAAATAAATATTTACGTAAATTTCCCCCAAATCCAGGGTTTAATGGACGCTCTCCTTGATTAGTTAAAAACCAATTAACTAAATTAGCTTTTACTGCTTCTTGAGTAGTAAAAGTAGACCTAAAAACTGCAGGATCACTTAAGGGGAGGTCTACCCCAACTGCAGTTGAAGGTTTAAAATCAATTGGTGATATTTTTTGAGCGTTATAAGCCATTATCTACCTTTCATTATACCCATAATTTGGTCTAAACCTACATTTCCTTCAGGTAAGGCTGAACCTTCAGCTGTTGCAGGCCCCGCTGGTCTAAATGTGTTAGTTTCAGAAGTGGTTAAATTCATATTTCCATTACCTGCAGCCATTTGAGATAACATTTGTTGTCTAAATGCTTTTTGCGCTTGTGGGTCTGGTTTTACTGTTTCCGCAACTGAAATATTTTCGGTAATTGCGGGTTTAGGTGAGCGAACGGCTTCAAGGAGGATATCTTTTAATTCCTCTTGGATAGCAGCTTTCACTTCTTCTCTAATTACTTTTCTTAATTCGTTTAATTTCATGATTATAAATATTGGTTTAATACGCTTTTAAATCGTCTCTATCAATAATAAATTTAAGTTCGTTGATTAATACATTAGGGTCTGATGCAAATGAATATTCAGTTGCAATTAATATAATTCCGGAGTTATTTTTTCCTACTGCTCTATTTTGATTTACAGTATCAGTATATTTTTTAGTCTCAATCTCTAATCTAAATCCTTTATAAGTACCATCATCAGATAAGGCACTAATAGTTGCTGTATCTTTAATAGTTTTTGATGTATCAGTTAATGTAGCATTAGGATCACATAATGATATTAATATATCTACTTGTTCTAAAATTGTAACAACTTTTAAAATAATTTGCTGTACTGCTGAAATTGGGGCTGAGACAGCAGATGCTATTATAGTTAAAGGAGGAAGTCTTGGGGTACCATCTGTTTTAAAAGTTAACTTATCAGCAATATCACCTGTGGTATCAATAGCAGTAGTAGCGGCACCAGGGGCTAATGGGATAAAACTTAAGATAATTTGTGCTGCTGTTTTACCTTGCCTTAAACCCGTAATAATACCTTGAAGTAGAGTAGCTATACCAGCACCAAAATTAACTGTGGTAGATAATCTGTCTAAGGTAGTTCCTACACCATTTAAATAATCTACTAGGTTATTTCTTTTTAAAATTAATCTATCTAATTCAGGTTTAGTAGGACAGAATTCTTGTTTTAAAGATTCTAAATCTATACCATCTCCATTAATTTGTTCTTCAATATTATCAATTCCAAATTTATTTAATATTTCAGTTAAACCCGGAACTACTTTACTTAACAATTTACCCCCTTGATCTAAGAATAAAGAAGATAACCTTTGTTGTCCTTGTACTTTTAAATTATCAGGGACTGAATTTAGTATATCATTAGGATTAAAAGATGATAAACTAAGTCTACCATTTAATAGTTCACGTTTCCTTGCTAATTGAGTTCTAACTTCTTCTATTTTAGTAGGGGTAAGAGCCATTATACAGTTTTTGTAGTTTGGGATAGTGAATTTTTTAACCTTTGCTTGTAACCTGGTATTTTAGCTACTATAGTTTGGGCAACTAAGTTTGTAGGAGCTAAAGGGGTACCAGCAGGAACCCCTACTTGATTTTGGATTGATTTAGATAAAGTAGATAAATCACTTAATATATCTGTAAGTAGTGATATTAATTCATCTCCTAATACTACAGGTTGGGAATTTTTAGTACCTCCTAAATATACTTTATTAGATTGAAATACTGTATCCCCTATAGTATCTGTATATATACCTTCTATAGAATTTAAATTTATACTTTTTTGAGAAGATAACATTATATTATCTTGTGTGGAATTAAATAATAATCTACCAGAATTTAAAATTATTTGAGCTCCTGAGTATTGGTTAGGTTCTATGGGTTTATTTTTACCATAAGATAAATAATCATTTTGAGAAGATACTTCAATTGGGATTTGTTGGGTTGAAGTAAAATATAAGGATGATAAATCTTGATTTATTTCTTCTATTGTTGTATTTTGAGCAGGACCTATCAATTCGGGGTTTTGACCATTTCTAAAAATTAAAATTGGGTCTCCTATACTTCCTGTCGTTGACCATACATTTAAAGGAAATTCTTCTTCTGGGTCTGATATAGTTTCTGTACCTTTAACACTTACATTAATAGTAACATATTGTTCTTTTAAATATTTAATATCATTAGGATTATCTTTACCTTTAATATAAGGAGTAGAACCAATAAGGCTTTTACTTATAATATTTACATTTATTAAAGGATAAGAAGATAAAATAGATAAAGTATTATTTAATCTTTGTTGTGCTAAAGCTCCTGGGGGTAAATTATTAGGGTTAGTAACTTGTGATTCTGAAGATTCAACAAAAGTAGTTACTGTTACATTGTCGTATTGAGATGAAAACTGTTTTACTTTAGAAGATAAAATTGAGAGTTGAGAACTTAAACTTGTTGGATTAATTATACCAGTTCCAAATTTTTCTCTAGCACCAAAAGAGTTACTTTTATTAATAGTTTTATTACCCCCTAAAGTTTTAATATTAGTGCTACCAAATCTAATACTTTGACCCCATCTACCTTCATATATTATATCACCTTCAAAAGGATATAAAGGATAAATGTTAGATTTTTCCTGGAAGTAGGTTCCAGGTTTAAATTCATTAGTGTCTTGTTCTCCTGATTTATTAGTAGAACCTGCTTCAATTTCTGTAATACTTTTATTTTGAGAATTTGGTTTTAAGTTTTGGTAAGGGTTTGGGGTAGGATTAACATGAACATTGTTCCAAAGATTTAAAGTACTTAAATAATAGTATTTAATATTTCCTGAGTTAGAAGAATAATCACCAGAAGGGGCTGTTATGAGAAATACAACTTCATTTATTAAAGGGTAGGATTTAATATTAGGATATAAAGGTGTAGCTGTAATTTGAGATTGATTGGGAAGTGTAGCTAAAGGGGTTAAAATATCAACTACTATATTCCCATTAGTTAAATCCTCAGATTGATCTATAGTTTTGACTCTAGCAGGAAGAAATTGAGAAAATCCTCTTGATATTAAGCCTTCTAATTCACTATTTGAATTAGTTTTAGTTTCAATCCAAGCCATTATTATTTAGTTTGAAGTTTTTCCATTTCCTCAAGTAATTGAGCTTTTTCTTCATCCGAGATACCTAAACCACCATCTTCATTAGATGAGTTTAAAGCACGTTGAACTAACGTAGCCATTTTAATTAGTGCATCATCATTTTTAACACCAATTTCCATGTATTCTTTAATAAGTGGTACAATAAGTGTGGCATCACCAATATCGGAAACCATCGGTTTTAATTCAGATATAAGCGCAGTTACTTGTGCTTCGCGACGCTTTTGGTTATTATAGATCTCCTCAAGTAAATCCGAGAATTTCTTATTACCAAATACTGTTTTTTCGAATTGTTGACTCATATTTATAGTGTTTATTCATGTATAAATATAACCTTATTCGAATTCTACATATCCATTTTCGAGATAAAAAATGTAGTTACCTTTAAATACTGAGTATAATTGATTTGCTATTTTAGTAATCTTAGGTGTTTTAACATCTACCATCTCTCTAATATAGATATAAAGTGCTTTTTTATTAAAAACATCTATTTCCTCACGTTTACGAAATAATTCTAAAATCGCATCAGCAATCTCAGCATCTTTTTGTTTAGGGAATAATTCATAGATATTTTCTGTACAATACTTAACAAACTCGTTAATATACAAATTTAAGGGATCATTATGAACCCCTGGGTCATCCATGTTGTAAGTATGAGTATCATCTTTAAATAGCTCATCTACAGGAGCTTTATCAATACGTTTCTTATAATTCTTTTGATTCTGGAGGATTAAGTAACGTTTAGCAATAGTTCCAAAATAAGAATATGCTTTGGCTCCTCTAGTAGGATCAAATAAATGAATTTTAGAAAGTAAAAAACAAATTACTTCATGTTGTAAATGTTCAATCTCATCTACCTCAGTATAATAAAATTTAAAGGTGTGGATAATATTTTCCGTTAATTTAAAAAACGGATAATGGATATGATCTTGATATATTTTACTTTTTACGTCGGTATCAAAAGTGCCATTGTATAACACAATAGCATCTTCTGTATCTTGGGTAAAGTAGTTTTTACTCTTAGGTCTTCGTTTCTTTTTTATGGCCATAGTATCTTATTTCTTTTCGAGTTTGA